CTGTCGGCGTGCTGGCCGCCGCCGACGCCGCGCAGGGTCATCTCGCGCAGGCCGCCTCGCTGGCCCAGGCGCACGTGCTCACCCCGGATCTGGCGCAGCAGGCCCAATCGGCCGATGAGGCGAGCGTCGATCTCGGCGTGCTGCTGGCTCCGCTCGATGCCGCGCACCCGCAAACCAGCGACCTGCCGAGCTTGACGCAGGCACACCTGCTCTCTGTGTTGTCGGCTCTCCAGGCGCACTCGGCCGACAGCGCTCCGCTGGTCGGCCACGTCACGCTGGTGGCCAGCGACGCACTGCATCAGCAGCTGGCGGAGGCCGCGGCGCTGTCGTTCGGCACGCTGCCCACCAGGCTCGGCCGCGCCTATCTCGTCCAATCGCGCCTGCGCGCGCATCGCATCCACTGAGGACCCGCTATGAAAATTGAACTGCTCGAGGACTTCAAACACGACGACGGCACCGGCCTGCAGGTGCTGCGCGCCGGCGAGGTGCGGGTGGTCGGCGACCCGCTGGGCCGCACCTTGTGCGACATGGGCATGGCCAAGGACGTCGCCGGCACCCACCCGACCGGCAAGCGCGACGTGCACAAGACCTACCGCGTGCAGCCGGAAACGGCGAGCAGCGGCCACACCGTCGGGGAGGGCTAAGCGATGAGCAAAGTAGCGAGCGACGGCATGAGCGACGGCGGCCTGGACGCCTCTGCGGCCTGTACCGTGATCACCGTGTGCGCCGGCCAGCCGACCAGTCAGGTGGATATCGCCGCGCGCGCCTTGGCCAGCGGCGTGGTCGGGCCGGGCGACTTCAGCAAGGCCAACGGCGACGTCAGCGGCCGCAAGATCACCTGCGCCCAGCAGGCCGATCTCAGCATCAGCAGCAGCGGCACCGCCGATCACGTGGCCATCGACGACGGCACCGACTATTTCGTCACGACCTGCGGCGCGCAGGCGTTGACCGCCGGCGGCACCGTCACGGTCGGCGCATGGGACCGGGAGATCGCCGACCCGACCTGATCATGCAGTGTCTGTGCCCCATTCCGCTGGAGTTCTATGCCGGCCGCGACAATCCACGCACGCTGGTGATCGCCAACGATCGGGCCGCCATCGCCGACCTGAGCGGTGTCACCCGCGTGACCGTGCAGGTTGGCGAGGCACTGATCGACAGCGACTTGGTGGACAGCCGCGTTATTGACTGGACCGGCACCGTGACCTACCAGGGACAGAGCGTCGACGCCCTGCGCCTGGCACTCGGCGGGCAGCCGTTGGACCCCGGGCTGTATGAGGATTGTGAGCTGGTGATCTACGACGCCGACCACCCCGGCGGCCTGCGCATCGAGGACCCGATCACCGTGTGGATCCGCGCATGAGCGAGATGAGCCGCGGCGCCCTGGTCCAGGACTTCGGCGAATGGCTGGGCCCGGCCTGCGACCGGTTCTCCCCGTCGCAGCGCAGCGCCCACCTGGACACCGCGGCGCTGGAGCTGTCGCGGGTCAAGCCGACCGTCAAGAACGGGCGGCTCACCGTAGTGGCGGAGCAGACCGACTATCCCGCCCCGGCAGACCTGCTGGCGCCCATGGGCAGCCGCTGGGGATTTGCGTCGCTGCGCGATTATCGGCCGTGGGAGAGCCGCTATCCGCAACACCTGCCCGCATTGCTCGCCGAGCGCGACGACGCCGACGCCCTGGTACTGATCCTCACCCCGGCGCCGACGGCCGAACAGGTCGCCTGGTACGGGTCGGAATACCGCTATCGCTACAAGATCCGGCACGTGATCGCCGACCAAGCCGCCGACACCACCGTGCCCGAGCACCAGCGCGCCCTGCTGCTGCAGCGCGGCCACCAGGGCGCGCTGCATGCGCTCGCCGCCGGGCAGGTACACGCGCCGGTCAGCCTGGGCGGCGGGGGCTACAGCGCGCCGCGCAACGGCCACCCGGCGGCACTGGCCGAGCAGATCCTCAACGACTGGCATCGCCGCATCCTGAACTGAGAGGTACGCATCATGGACAGCAAACATCCCCTGGCGTCGGTCACCAACTGGGCCGCCTTTTTCGCCCTGCTGCAGGGCGTCGCGACCATGTTCGGGCTGGTGATCGACATTGAATCCGCCGCCGCGATCGCCGCCGGCGGCACGCAGGCCGTGCTGGCACTGCTGGCCCTGTGGGGTCGCGCCCGCGCCGACCGGCCCATCCGCTGGAGACCGCAATGAAAGACAGCCGTCCCCCCATCCGCTGGGCCGCCCTATGGGCACTCTGTGTCGCGCTCAGCGCCGTCGGCTGCGCGGTGCAGCCGGTGCAGCCTCAGTCCGTGCCCGAATCGATCGCCGCCGCCGAGCGGCACCTGATCGCCGCCGCGCACACCCTAGCGGATCTCGCCGACGCCGGGGTGATCTCGCGTGACTCGAGCGGCTATCAGGAGATGGCCGCGGCCGTGCGCGAGGCCCGCGACCTGATCGAACTGGCCTGGCGCGCCCATTTCGCCGGCGACGCCGACGCCGCCGGGCAGTGGCGCGATCAGTCGTTGCAGCTCTACGCCGCGCTGCGCCCCAGGCTGCAGGACCTGCAACGGAGGGTCGATCCATGAACCCCGGGCAGATCATTCAGCTGACCCTCGCCCTGGCCGACCTGGCCTACGGCCTCGGCACCCTGGTGCAGGCCAGCGAGCGCGCCGACGCGCAGCTCGGCCCGGTGCTGGCGGAGCTTGCCGAGCTGCGCGAACGCCTGGCCGCCGGCGAGGCCACCGAACACGAGGTCGAGGTCTTCATCCACAAGGCCATGGCCCCGCTGGACGCCGCCATCGCGCGGCTGTGACCGACACGACAACAACGCTGACGCTAACGGCCGGAAGACCCAGCCAATCACACGAGGACCTGACCGATGCCTTTCAACGAACTTTTTGCGACGTACCCCAACCGCAACAGCGAGCTGCGCGCGGTGTGCAAGACGCTGTACGAATTCGGAAAGACTATTTCCCGCGAGCCGAGCGCGGCGCACTCCAACGGCCTGGACGAGCATGCCCTGCGGCGGCAGAAAAGCTACGTCGACTACTCTAAGAGCATGGTCGAGGCGCTGAACGCCAAGCCGATCCCCGACAACCCGGGCAGCCACCCGGTCCAGCTGCCGATCGACCTGACCCAGCTGTACGTGACGTTCACCTCGGACGTCAACGGCAACCAGATCCCGCTGAACGAGTCCACCCAGCTGCTCGCCGAGAGTTGGATGCGCACCGCCGTCGAGCTGGCCAAATCGCAGTCGGCAAGCCTCGCCGGCAGCCTGGTGGATTTCGACCACCAGCGCGCGATCAACAACCTCGACGTCATCAGCAAGCTGATCACTGAGATGGAGGCCCGCCCGTTCCTGGATCTCCCTGAGACCTCGGAGCCCGGCAGCGCCTACGGCAACCGCCCCTGACCCGAGCACACCCACCCGGCGCCGGCCGCGGGGTCGGCGCCACTGACATGAGGAAACGACATGAACGAGCTGAAAATCTGCATCGAACAGACTGAGTCCGGCAAGCTGCTCAGTCGTTTGACCCTGGAATATCCGGACCTGTCCAATCAGTACGCCAACCGCACCCAGCTGGAATTCATCGAGGGCATGATGGCCACCGCGCGACGGCTCGACGAGCTGAAGAACGGCCCGTTCGAGCTGCCCGCCGCGTCCGTCAAGCCGGCGGCGGCCGGCGCGCTGCGCTGAGTCGATTGCGGTGCTGATCGACGCCCCGGCACGCCGTACCGACGCGCACGGCTCCGGCGCTTATGGCGCCAGCCGCGCGGGCGGGCGTCGGCACCGGGGCGTCGATATCGCCTGCTACCCGGGCAGTCGGGTGCTGGCGGTGGCGGGGGGCCGGGTCAGCAAGATCGGCTATCCCTATGACCCCACCGATGCGCGCAGGGGGCACCTGCGCTATGTCGAACTCACCGACGCCGACGGCTTTCGCGCCCGCTATTTCTACGTCGCGCCGTCGGTGGAGGTCGGCAGCGATGCCCGTCGCGGCGCGCCGCTGGGGATCACGCAGCCGCTGCGGCCCATCTACCCGGGCATTACCGAGCATTTGCATTTCGAGGTCATCGCCCCGGACGGGCATCACCTCAACCCGGCCGACTATGCGGAGATCATGCCCTGATGGCCGGCCTCACGCTCACCATCGACAGCGCCAAGGCGGCCGGCGCCCTCGCGCAGTCCCCCGAGATCCTGGAGAAGCACCTGGGCCGGGCCATCTCGCGCATCGTCGGCGAGATCGCTCGCGACGCCCGCCGCAAGGCGCCTAAGGCCTTCAGCACGCTGACCAACAGCATCCGCCCGCAGATAATCCGCCCGCTCGAGGGGGTGGTCGCCCCGGGTGTCGATTATGCCCGGATTGTCGAAGAGGGCACCGGCCCCGGGGGGTTCCCGCCGGAGCGGACCCTGCTCGACTGGATCCGCAAGCGCCGCATCGAGCCGCGCGACCCCGACATGGATCAACAGGGCCTGGCCTACGTTATCGCCCGCTCTATCGCCCAGCGCGGCACCCCGGCCCAGCCGTACCTGGCCCCGGCCCTGAAGGACAACGAGCGCAAGGCCGCCCGCCGCGTCGACGCCGCCATCGACGCGGCGCTGGCCGAGATCGGGGGTCGCTGATGGCGATGTTCGCCACCCCCGTCGACGACACCGCCGCGCGCTTCGACGCCTTCGCCGCGTATCTGGCCGCGCAGCTGCCGGCGCGCATCGTCGAGGGCGGGTTCACCCCCTACGCGCAGCGCAGCGCCGACGACCTGCTCGCCGGCTGCATCAACCTGGTGCTGGAGCAGGAGGCGGGCTACGCCAATCGCCGCGACGGCGCGGTGGTCGATGCCGATACCGGGCTGCTGCTGATCTGCCATCTCAAGGTCGACGAGGCCGCCTGCGGGACAAGCCAGGCGGAAAAGGCTGCCGCGGTACGCACAGCCGAGCTGGCGTTGCTCGCGGAGCTGAAGGCGGCGGTCAAGGCCGCCAACCGCGGCGGCGTGCAGGGCTTCAGCGCCGCGCTGCGCGAGACGCGCTTCTCCCGCCAGCTCGAGGCCCCGCTGGGCTGGCTGGTCATCGCCCTGGACCTGGTTCCACCCGTTCAATCCACCCACTAAGAGGACGCCGCCATGGCCGAAACCTTCAACAGCGAATACTGGTCGGGCCAGGGCCCGGTCTTCCTCGCCCGCCGCGACACCGACGGCAGCGATCTCGGCTTCGAGTTTCTCGGCGACATGCCGCAGGTCGAAGTCACCAACAACATCAACCGCACGACCATCCAGGAGAACGTCACCGGCGGCCGGCTGACCGCCGTCAGCTTCTCGGGCGACCGGGAATACCAGCTCAATATGACCTTCAACAGCGCCAAGGCCGAGCATCTGGCCAAGATCCTCCAGGCGGACCTGACCACCAAGGCGGCCGGCAGCGTGACCGACGAGGCCGTGACCGCCTATCACGACAAGTTCGTCAACCTGGCGCACGTCAAGGTCTCCAGCGTGGTGGTCACCAACCACGCCGGCGCGGTCACGTACGTGGCCGACACCGACTACGTGGTGCACGCCGACGAGGGCATGCTAGAGATCCTCTCCACGGGATCGATCACCGACGCCCAGGCGCTGCTGGTCGATTACGACTACGCGGCGCAGAAGCACCTCAAGCACAACCCGACCAACTACGAATACATCCTGCTGGCCCCGGCGCTCAACCGCGCCCGCGACAACAAGCGCGGCAAGCTGATCGCTCACAAGGTCTCGATCGATCCAGGCAACATCCAGCTGATCCAGGACGGCGATCTGATCAGCCAGGCGCAGGTGAGCGGCACGCTGCTGGCCGACACCACCCGCAGCCCGGGGGATCAGGTGTACAGCTTCCTGCTCGAGGACTGATGACCGCCTCCGGCGACCCGGACAGGGACGATCTTCGGCCAGGGTCGGCCGGCCCTTTTTGCGACTGAGACATGAGATGACCGAACCGAAAATTGACGAGGATCTGCAGATCATCCAGGGCGAGCAGACCATCGCCCTGTCGGACGGCCGCGAGGTGGTCGTGCGCGAATACCGCGCGTTCCTCGAGGGGCTCAAGGTCGACGCCATCGCGCAGCGGTTCGAGGCCGACCTGGCCGACACGCTGGCGGCGCTCGATACCGCCGGCGACAACCTGCTGCTGCACATCTCCGCCGCCTTCGGCCGCCACGCCGCGACCCTGGTCGAGCTGTTGCTGCTGGCCACCGACTTGAGCGAGGCGGACATCGCCGCGCTCGATGACGACGATGGCCAGCTGCTGCTGGCCACCTGGTGGGCGCTGAACAGCCATTTTTTCATGCGCCGCGTCACCCGCGCGGTACTGACGCAACGGGTGGCGCGGGAGCGCCAGGCGGACAACGATCGGAAGCTGGCCAAGTACCGGGAACAGGCGAAATCCTTGTCCGGCTCGTCCACACCGGGTTCCGGCTCGACGAGATCAAACGCATGACCCGCCGGCAGATCAGCCTGTACTACCGCGAGGCCCTGCGCCTGGAGGGCGAACGCTACGAGCAGGACATCAAGGCGGCAGCAATCGGCGCCCATGCCGATCCGCGCAAACTCCTGGGCCGGCGTAACTGACCGGTATGCCGCTCTACACCTCCGACAAAGAGTTCCTGATCCGCGTCAAGGCGGATATCGACGACGCGCGCCGCGAGCTGAAATCGCTGACCGGCGCGATCCGCGCGCAGGGCACCGAGGCCGGCCGCCAGGGCCGGGCGGTCGAGGGATTGGGGCGGGGGTTCGTCGGCTTGACGGCGGCCGTCGGCAGTTACCTGACCGTCGCCACCGCGTTGCGGGGCTTGCGCATCGCCGATCGGTTCCAGGCGCTGGAGGCGCGGATCAAGCGGGCCAGCGAGTCGCAGGAGGAATACAACCGGACCAGCGAGGAACTGTTCCAGATCAGCCAGCGCAATGGCCAGGCGCTGGCGGATACGGTGCGCCTGTTCGAGGGCCTCAACCGGGCAGGTACGCTGCTCGGCGCGACTCGGGATCAGGTGCTGGCTGTGGCCGAGGCGGTACAGCAGCTGGGCAGGCTATCGGGTGCCAACAATGTCGAGCTGGCCAATGCCACGCGGCAACTGGTCCAGGCGCTGAGTCAAGGGGTGCTGCGCGCCGAAGAGTTCAACTCGATCATCGATCAAGTGCCCGAACTGGCCGCGCGTATCGAGGCGGGGCTGAACCTGGTGCCTGGCACGCTCGGCACGGCCGTGAGGGAGGGCCGCGTTCTGGCGCGGGACGTCTTCCAGGCGATCCTCAGCCAGATCAACCAGATCAATGCCGACGCCGCTGCACTGCCGCAGACCATCGACCAGGCCGGCCAGGCGCTGCAGAACAGTTTTGGCCGCGCCATCGCCTCATTGGACACCGCGCTGGGTTTGACCGACCGCTGGGTGACCTCACTCAATGCCGCCGCCAGCGCGCTCGATGCGCTCACCGCGCAGGGCTTTATCCGGTTTTTTGCCGAGGACGAGGTCGACACGCTGCGCAAGGCGCGCAAGCAGCTGCAGGGGCTGTACGAGGAGCAGGAACGGCTTGAGCGTATCGCCGCCGGCGAGGGCGGGTTCTGGGACATGCTGTCCTATACCCCCGAGCAGGCCGCCGAAAAGCTGGCGCAGGTGAACCGCCAGATCGCGGCGATCAAACAGAACGTGATCGATTTCGAGGTGCCCGAGCCCGAGGGCGGCGGCGACGTAGCGACGACCCTGCCGCCGGCCACGCAACCGCCGCCAAGCGCCACGGGCGGCAAGAGCGACTATCAGCGTCAGCAGGAGGGTATCCAACGCCTGATCGAGTCGCTGCAGGAGCAGGCGCAGACCTATGGTCAGACAGCCGAGGAGGTGACGCTGTATCGGCTGGCCATGCAAGGCGCGACCGCCGCGCAGCTGGCGCAGGCTCAGGCGGCCGTCGACAGCATTCAGGCGCAGCGAGCGCTGGAAGCGTCGAACCGTGAGGCGGCGCAGGCGCAGGAGGCGGCCCGGCGGGCGGCCGAACAGGAGGCCGAGCGCCTCGACCGCCTCGCCCAGACCTGGCAGGACGCGATCAATCCCATCAACGACTATGCCCGCCAGCTCGCCGACCTCGATGCGCTGTACGCCAGTGGACGGATCAACCTCGACACCTACGCCGAGGCGACCTTCCAGCTCATGGCGGAAATTGACCGTGTCGGCCAGGCGGCGGAGGCCACCGGCGCGCAGATCAGCGAGTTTGCCCGCCAGGCCGCGCGCAACATCCAGGACCAGCTCGGCGACACCCTGTACGACATCGCCACCGGCAACTTCGACAACATCGCCCAGGCCTGGGCGCAGATGCTTGCGCGCATGGCGAGCGAGGCCCTGGCCGCCAGACTGGCGGAGAAGCTGTTCGGCGATCTCAGCGGCGGCGGTGGCGGCGGTGGATTCTTCGGCGATTTCCTTGCCGGCCTGTTCCACGCCGGCGGCATCGTCGGCCAGG